GAAGTTGAGACTGCCGCAGGATAGTACTGCTGAAACGTAGGCTGGCTCAAAGAGTTGATGTAAGAACATCCAACCAACACACCAACAATGGCTCCTGAGTCAGTTGTACTAGCAGCCACGATGTAGCCGTTAGTGTCAACCTTAACGGTGTCACCGTTCAGGATTGCTGTAGCGTAAGAAGGCGCGATTGGGATTTGACGGATCGCTCCGGCGTAAGGCAAACCGTCAATTCGATTGACAGGCTTGAAACCATACGTCTTATCAATGGTAGGGTATGCCATCTATAGACTCCAAAAAAAATTAAGTACCTTTACCGAAAGTAACCGTGGATTTACGTTCTTTGAACATAGGCATCCGTGGGTCATTTTCGCGCATGTAAGTATTGTCCACTGCCGCCATCTGCGCTTCCGACTGCTGTCGGTAGTAAGCATCTCGCTGTTCAGTAAACTCTACCGGGGTTTTACAAAGTAACAATCCACCTACCTCTACGCTGTCTGGAAACTGTGCATTAGTTGAACCAAACAAACGAATTTCAGGGTGATCGGAAGCTTTGACGGGTTCCCAGCCTTCGCGCAGTTTTTGAGAGATGTTTGTTGCATCTGCTTTATTCAAGGTGCTTACACGGATCCAACGAAAAGCGTAGCCGGGTTCTGGATGAGGATCGGGCAAAAGCTGGGGCGGCATCCATTGTTTAGGACGAGCATAAGCTTCACGACTTTCAGTTTCACGTTTAGCACGAGTTTGAGTTTCAGACATATCAATCACCTTTTCTTAATTCTGCAATTTTTTGAGCCATAAGTTCGTGGGATACACCGAACTTTTTAGCCATCGTTACCTGAAATGGAGTGAGCCGAATCTTGGAAGATGAGGTGCTCCGTGTCGCAGGTGCGACGACATTCGATTTTTGACGAGGAGCGGATTGACTCTGTGGAGTTTCCGGTTCGTTGCTTTCCAGACCGAAGTTCTCTGGAAACACTTGGCGAATTCGAGAATTTAGTCTCGCATAATATTCGTCGGAGTTTGGGTCAATGCCATTCTTAATGAGCTTGGTGTGCAAGCCCAGAGCAAAGCTGGTCATTTCATCATCGCTACCGAACCAAGAATTCTCGGTTTGCCATCTAGCAGCTTTAGGATCTACTTGTGGCTGACGAGGGACTTCCCTAGGAGCGATTTTTACTTCATTTTCTTCTTCTTGTAAAGCAGGTTTGAAATTATTTACACGGTCCATTTTAATTTTGGCCGATGTTAATAACTCCTGTGCTTCAACTAAAGCGTCAGAATCACCCGATTCATACGCTGATTTATAGCGTCTTTTAGCATCATCCACCTCATTAGATACTACCTTTTTGGCTTGTTCTAATAGAGCAGATTGACCTTGAGATAATGAACCTTTCAGTTTCTTATTTTCTTCCGCCATAGACTGAGCAAAGAGTAGAGCCTCTTCCCGCTCTCTGGCAGCTTCTTCAGCCCTGCGGCGTTCATTATGAAAACCAGACTGCAAATCTGAGATGCGCTTCTTGACCTTCTCGTCATACGCCTCGATCTCATCTACTTCTTTTGCCGGCTTAGCTTCTTGTTTTTTTTCAGGTTCAGCAGATTCAATGTCTACATCAATGCCGCCATCATCTTCCTGAACTGTTGCTTTTTTGCCAACTTCATCTGGAAATTCAAACTCTTGTTTTTCAATTTCAGCCATTTATAGCTCCTTATTATTGAGGACGTTGAATTCCACGGGGATCCTGTACAACCGCCTCAACGCTGTCATCGTTAATCAGTCGCCACTCGGTACCGTGGATTTTCATTCGAGTCCCAGTATTGGGGCGCGTAATGATGAAGTCTCCAACCTTACAAGAAGGGCCGGAGGGAAAACGTTTCTCATCCTTAAATGCGTCTGGACCCATTTTTGCAACAAACAAAACAGGTGAAAGAAGCTCCTCATGGTGCATGGCCGTGGCAGACTTCAGAATACCAGTCTCGCTGAATTCTTCTTCCGCTTTTGGGAGCATACAGAGTATGTGATAGGTAGCCGGATCAGGCACTTGCTTGGCCTTCTCCTCTGTGCTTTTATTTAAAAGCCCAGATAAATCAACTGCAGACACATCAAATTCACTCATCGTCATCTTCCTTAATTTTTCTTAAAAGGTCATTTAACTCATACTGCGCGGTTTGTAGACCCTTGATTACTCCGCACATCTCTTTGTAATCGGCATAGTCTTTAGCTACGCCGTCACTCAAAGCCCTAGATAAATCCATAACTCGCTCTAAAATTCTTTTATTTACGATCTCAAATATTTTCAGTTCCATAATTAACTCCAAGATGTAGAAATATTTAAATAATTTTGCGAGTTATGGACAAACAACGTCTTAACCCTTAGTCATTTTTGTAATGACGTCTGCTTTTATCTTCTGCTCGTGCGTTTTTTGCGCAGATTGCAGCCTTAAAAGCTCTCGTTGCGTCTCAGCCTTGATACGTTCTTGGTCAATACTCAAACGAGCCTGCGCCAACGCCATATCTGCCTGATCTTTTGCAGCTTTTCGCTTAACTTCTTCAGCTTTGATCTGCAATTCAGCTTGTTGCATCTGAATAAGCGGATCTTGAGCCTGTTGCTGGGCTTGTTGCTGCTGAGCCTGAGCCATATTCATCTGCAAAAGCTGTGTACTTGCGTCAGCAACCAGCTTAGACAGCTGAACTTCCACATCTTCTGGCAGTTTTTCGTTTGGCGGAGGCAAAGGTACGCCCATTTGCTCTTCAATTTTGCGTCTATAAGAGAATGCCAAGTGCTCCGCGATGTGAGCCTGAATAGCAGCCATCATTTGCTGAGCCATAGGGTTCTGTCCCATCGTCGCAGCAATCATAGGATCCTTCATAAAGGTCGTATGAGCTGCAATGTGAGCATCTTGGTCCTGATAAATGAAAGCTTTTGTAGGCTCGCCCTTCAAAAACGCCATATTTTCACTAACAGGATCGCGTGGCTGCTCATCTTCTGGCGTCGGAACAAGCTTCTCACCATTCTTAATACCCAAAACTTCAATCATCTGTCTATGAAGGTTAGGTAAATTGTAGATTTGTGGAGCTGCCTGAGCCATTTGCATCACAGCTTGGTACTGCATGATGCGCTGAGCCATCGTAGAACTATTAGGATCAGATACAGGTATAACATCAACCATGTCATAGTCAGCCTGCTTAGCCATCTTGCTTCCAGAGGCTGGATCGTACTCATACTCACCCGGCGCATAGTCACGAATAATCGCTTTTAAAAGCTTAAATTCCTGCTTCATCGAGTAATGAACACGCGCCTGAACAGCCGACATTGTTTTAAGCTGGCGCTCAAGCAAAGCCAAAGTGGTTCCAACAGGAGCATTAGCACTCATATCACTGATATTCATATCAGCAATAGAGCCTAACCTACGACCCTCTTCAGTTACTTTATCAAGCAAACCAGCCAAGACTTGCGACGGCTCCTTATAAGGAAGCGTCATGATGTTGTCTTTGATAGACCCACTAGGTACATCCACATCCCTAAACTCGCCCGGAGCAATAGGAGTGTCATCACCCTTAACTCTTAATCCTCTAGACTTTAAGCCGCCGGGTAAATTGCTTAACGTACCAGCGTCAATGAGCTGCCTAATAAGAGATGTGCCGGCTCGGGCATAGCCACCAATAAGATGTATGAAACCAAAGCCATAAGCACCAAAGCCGGGTACATAATCGTACTGAACAAAGTGCTGGCGCTTAATACACTTTTCATCATCCTCAGCCCAGTTGCGGTAGATTGACAAAATCTTATTAGTGCCAACATCAATCGTAATGATGTACGGTAAAGCAATACCATCCTCATCCTCATAGCCCGGTAAATCATAGTCAACTTGTATTTCATAAATCTGATAACGGTCATCGTCTGTTACCGAATAACCCTGCTCATCGGCTTTCTTCTTCTCTACGTCTGTATGTAGATTACTAGGTTCACCTAAATCTATATCACGGTAAAAACCAGCTACCTGTAATTTTCTAATCTCATTCTTAGACTTACGCATAATGTGCGTAACACGCTCAGCTGTACGCGAACCACTAGAGCCATAAGGAATAATAATGTCCTCTGCTGGCGCATACACAGCTGTCTGGCGGCCAAGACTTGGATCGTAATAAACTTTCTTAAAAGCAGATCCAGCCAATCCTAAGTTAAACAACAAACGCTCATGCTCAGGACGATACTCAGGCATCTCCTCAGTTAACTTGTAATTCATGTCCTCCTGAACACGCGCAGCCGCTTCAGTCTTAAGACGATCAATCGCACCAATAATTTCCGTCTTAACAGGACCAGCCGCAGGGAACGTTTCAATAATCGTTTCACTCTGGAATCTGACCGCCGCTTCAGTAAGAATTGTAGAGAAAACTCCACAGGCTCCATTCCATGGCTCTGTTCTTTCTTCATACTTCATCCCCAAAACATCTAGACCCTTAACATACATCTCCACCCAATCTTTTCTGGATGTGATGTCACCAGACACCTCTTCAATCAAATCAGACCCCAGCGTGGCCAATACACTGTCATCTAAATACTCAGCCAAATTAGAGTCAAATTCATCTTCATTCTCACCACTAGGTGATAGATCAATCTCAATCCCGTCTATATTGATAGACATGCTTTCAGGATCTTCAACGTCTATTTCTACCTCTGGACCAGCCATAATGCCCTTCGGCATTTCATATAAAGATTTTTCCATGTGAGCCTCAATAGTAACTTTGCTTTTTTCTAAAGCCAATTAGATCTTCACGCTCGTCTGTATCAAGCCGCAAAAATCCACCCTGTCTGAAACGAATCAATCCCTGCACACAAGCATCAACCAAGTCATCGTGGTCAGCATTCGGAAACGCCGCCATCTGCTCAACCAGCTCGTGCGCCCACCTCGTATCAGGTGCCCATACTTTACCCGACTTGAACAAATCAGTCACTGAATTCAATCGCACAAACTTATCATTACCCCTCGACGGCGTGTATTCACTCACCACAATACCCATTCGTCTTAATTCAAATATCAACGGCGCCCCAGCAGCCTTCGCCTCAACCACAAAAGCATCAGGCTCCCAATCCTTATAGTGATTAAATGCCTTCTCCTTCAACTCAGGAAACTCCATCCTCTTTTGAAAAGCATCCAACAAAATAATATTCACATCCTCTGGGTTCTCATTCAAATGAAACACTCCCAAAGTCACACACGCCGAATAGTCCGATCTCTCATTCTTCGTAAACGCCGTATCCCAACTCTGAATAATAAATTCACATCTAGGAGGATCTTCCTGCTCCCATATCTTCCACCACTCCCGCTTAACCAACGCACCCTCTTCTCCCGTAGGGTTCTGCTGATACTGCGCATTCCACTTACTAGGAGGCAACTCATCCCTAAGCGCCTCCAACTCCTCTAAGCTCCAAAACTCTGGCCATAAGGGTTTACCACTAGGCATGATCGCAGGCAGCTCTATCAACTCCCACTCCTCACCCTTGTCCCTACTAGCTGCATCCTTGATGATTCTACCAGTCAGGTCCTTCTCCGACCAGCGGGTCATCACTACAACAATAGCCCCACCCGGCTGTAATCGCTGCCTAGGACCAGATGTATACCACTCATAAACTTTATCAAAAACTTTAGGATCACCCTGAGCTAAAGCAGCCTCCTGCTCCGAGTGAGGATCGTCAATAATCAATAAATCCGCACCCTTACCCGTCACAGTACCCTCAACGCCAATAGCAAAATACTCACCTCCACTGCTAGTAGCCCACCTACCCGCAGCCTTACTATCTTGCCTCAAACTTACATTAGGAAACACCTTAGCGTACTGCTCCGAGTCCACCAAGTTCCTAACCTTCCTACCAAAACCCACAGCCAAATCCGCCGTGTTCGAACACTGAATCACCTTCTTATTAGGAAACTTCCCCAAAAACCACGACGGCAACAGATAACTCGCAAACTCTGACTTAGTATGCCGAGGAGCCATATTGATAATCAACCGCTTAATCTTCCCACTCGCTATATCCTCAAACTTCTTAGCCATCACCGCATGGTGTCTCCCACCAACAAACCCCGGCCACATCGTCTTGATGTACTCCATAAACGAAGCCTGCGACCTCTCCCGCACTATCGCACTCTTATACTCCTCAACCTCAGCCAAGAACAAATCCCTCTCGTTCTCAGGCAAACTATCAATCAATTTCTCTAAGCTCACTCTAGATTCCTAAAGTTGATATACACCGGCCTAATCGTCCTACCTTGTCGGTCAACCTTCTTTATAACACCTATATTCACAAGCCGCTTAATTATTTTTGAAGTATTTGACATACTCATCTTCCCCCTCTGATGCGCTATATCCCTTAAAGACGGGCTAAACCCATACTTCTTCCACCACTCATCAATAATCAAAAACACTTCCTTCTGTACCGGCGTCATCTCTACCTCCATACATTCTTCATACGTCTTATCACTCTTACGAGCCACCATCTTCTTGTTGATCTGGATCCTATAATTCATAAATAATTTCTACAGAATTTATAAAAAATTTCTGCACCTAGAATTCATAAATAATTTCTAGAAAATTTTTTGCAGAATTAATTAAATTATTCTACCGGGGGTCTTCCTCTATAGAAGGGGGTGGGGTCTCACCATCCATTTTTTCAATAGGGTGGGGGTCCAATTCTTCTTGGGATCGTTCGGGTGGAATAGTATGTATAAGATCTTGGGACTCCGCAACGTCATTTGGGGGGGTCGGGAGGGGGTGGGGTTCGCCTGCCAACTCTCGCAATAGGGTGTCCGCCTCTACGACTGTCGCATCCTCCGCGCCCGCGTTAAGCATCGCACGCAACTGACCCATGATCTTCGCCTTGGTGTCCTCGCTCGACCTGATTGTGCGTATCTCCTTGCGCTCTGTGAATGCCGCCACCTCTGTGACTGTGCCCAAGACCTTTGCCGCTTGCACCTTCGTGGCTTGCTTGGCTTCCGGGTCAATCACAACCTGAACAAGGGATTGGATTACAAGCTCCCTCAAAGCCGCAGGGGTGCGATGTTTACTCGCCTCAATTGCCAGCTTATAAGCCTCCACCTCTAAGGCGATTCGCGGGTCACTCGCCAGCTTGTAAGGCTCTGTCGTGATCGTGGCTCTTGTAGCATTCGCCTTGTGGCTCTGCCTGTATGCGTCTGCCTTCGTCTTACCGAGCGCGAGACCTTTCGCAAACTCCTTTTGCTTTCCTGTCAAAGCTCTGTCAGAAACGCCTAGAAGCTCAGTCAATGGGACTTGCTCTAGACCTTCCTTGATCTGCTTTCTTGTGAGTGTTTTCATCTCTCTGTCTCTCCTACTTGATTGGGGGAACAATCAGCAAAACTGCATCGCTTCGCTAAGCTCCCGACCGCGCGATTGGAACAGAATTTATTAAATATTTCTAGACCTTTAGGCAGCTTGTTTTTGTAAGCATTTCGTTCACAATTTAAAAATGCGTTTTACTCTGCTTTTGTAATGCTTTTGATTACATAGGGAAATCCCCTAGCGTTGATTTTAAAGGCTTTTTTCATACATGGCACGATTCTATTATGCTATAAGTGTGTAAGGCACGATAAAT